TTCTCGATGTAAGCCTTCATGCGCTCGACAGTCGCAAACTTGAAGTGGAAAGTAGGCTTGACTGCCTTGCCTTTCCAGCCGACGGCGACATAACCAAGGCCGTTGTAGTTTTCGAAAGTTCGAGTGTAAATCTCGATCCCGCCGTCGCACGCGATAATCTTCTCGTCGTACTCTTTGGGAATCCAGAACTCTCTAGTCTTCTTCATATCAATCTCCCTGTTTCGGTCAGGACCATCCCAACCACAATAGAATTCTCTCACCTTTCCGTGTCGATGTCTACACTTTTATACAAGTTTTTTTCATCACTTTCGAGGTCTTTTACGACGTCCCAACAGCGCCCGCAGTATTTGGTAGGGTTGCCCGCGTAGCGTCCGCTCTGGAAAGAGTGGACGGGGCCAGCGACATCTTTCTGACAGTTGTCGCAATAGTTCAGCGCCAGCCACTCTGGGTTCCATCCCTTCAAACTATCTCTCCTTTTCTTCGCTGAGTCGTTTAAAAACAAGCTCAATCGTCTGCTGTAGTGTCAGCGTTATGCCAAGCTCCTTAGAAAGCCTTTCCTGCTGAGCATGAATCATGTCAAGCAGGTGTCCTTTCAAAGACACGTTTTTGATGTTGTTCTTCTTCTTCCATTCTCTGGACCTCGCGTTTATTTCTTCTCGCGTGATCGGCGTTTCACGTTTAGGTCTACCCCGCTTTTTGGGGCGCTTCTGGCCTTTCAGAATTTCTTCAATCATTTCACTCTCCTCTTTGCTCGATGGATTCGGTGTAGTCGACATCCCGCATTCCGTAACCAATTGGGAGCCTGATGCCCTCGGGGAATACCCAAAGATGAAAGACGTTTGCAGTGTCGTGCAGCACGTCCTCTTGCGGATAGATTTCTACGCCTTGCCGATGCTCGCCGCACAAATCATTCTTGATGGCTTGGAAGTCGCGCCAGTCGATCAGATGGCTTTCGCCATTGTCGATTCGGATCGATAGCCAAGTGGTGCCCTCGAACATTTCGTTGTGGCAGAGACCGTCACCCACTTTGATTTCCTGACTGACAACCTTGTAGCGGCCGCAGTCCGAGTACCACACGTCGGCGCTACGCAAATCGTTGCACCGAGACTTGGCCTTCTCTCGGGGGAACCCCTTGCTCATCAACATCTTGATGAACGCTTTCGGCTTGAGGCCGTGCTGTTGCAGACCGTTGCACCTGCGGGTCCAGCCGCCAAAGCGGGAAGAGGGGAGAGTGGTCATGCCAACCTCTCATCGTTTAAGATTTCTTTCGCAACCTTCGGCCGTGCCGCCATGGCGTGAAATGAAAGATTTGCTTTCTTGCACCTACGCTTTAGCTCTTTCATTTCGGCTTTGGTCAAATAATATGCAACAGTTGCATTTGCGTATGGCTTGTTAGCTTTCATGCCGCCTCCCTGACGTCATTGTTTAGAAACACCGGATTGACAACCCGCGCTCGAAGGATTCGATAGATGTCTTTGAACCCATCGCCGTGCGGCTTGTTGTAAGACTTCTTCAGCCATCGAGTGCAGGGGCCGTATCGATACTGAACGTGGTGCGCCACTTCGTGGGCAACAGTCGCGGCGATGATCGCCTCAACATTGTCAGTCTTGAACGCTCCGATCACGGGATCGTTTTCGAAAGCCTTGTACTCGTGGAACTTGCCGACCTTGGCTTCCCGATGGGCGCCCTTGATGTCGATGTTGATCTTGTAACAGCCACCGTTAGAGCGCTGTCCGCTCCCTTTGCAGTAGACCTCGATGTTGTCGATCATGTCGGCGTACTTGATGGGCTTGGCGTCCACGAAACGATCAGCAATCTCGTGATCTTTTTTCGCCAACTCCTTGAGACACTTCTTGACCCACTTGGCGACCAAGTTACGATCAGCGACGCTGACGTTCTTGGCTTTGTGGATTCGGAGTTTCATGCAATTCCCTCCAGCAGTTTGTAAATTTCGGCGATACGCGCCTCGACCTTGGCGTTGTCCGCGTCGGACAACTCGCCTCGAATCTCACAGAGGCAAACCAGTTCGTTCATCAGCCCATCGCGGTCCATCTCAAATCTCCTCAATCAAAGAAAATTCCCACTCAACATCTTTCGGATCCATATCCTCTTGGATGACAATGATGGAGTTGTTGTATCCGCCGCCCTGAATGAATCCATCTTTCAGCCACACCGCGAACTCGTACTCGTCATAGGCATTGTCAACATCGATGCCCCAGATCGCTTTGGCGTTTTTGCCAGCGAGCTTCCAGATGTCTGCTTCGTCAATCATGTTTCTCTCCAATCCCAACCAACAAACCCATTCTACCCCTTTCCGTGTCGATGTGCAACCCTTTATACAAATAAATGTGGTGTGTATGAATGTGAATATTTCACAAGTTCTTTTGTACAAAGGTGTAGACAACGACACGGGAATATGAGAGACTGTACTTGAAGTCGAGGGGGTCTCGACATTGACAAGGAGGCGAGATGATCAAAGCGGCAAAGAAGGACGGGCCAGTTCTGAACATTGACAGACTGGTCCGTTCCGCCGCGAGAGATGAAGAGTATTGCTCTTTCATTCTCGACGGGATCGGACTGGTGGATGGTAGCGACTACAGCATCGAATGGTTCGATTGGTTTTGGGACGAAGAGGTCGCGAAGTCTGACCTCACTGTCAAAGAGTTCTGCTTGGTCTGGAAGGCCAAGCTCGCGAAAGGAGAAGCGGCATGAAGGTAATCGAAATCAAAAAAAATCACGGTGGTGGGGTTGACCTGCTTATTGGCAACAACGAGTACGACAAAAAGTATATAAGCACTGGCAAGGCGGAATACTCTGAAAAGTTTTGGATTGACCTCATTAAGGAGGCCCGCAACGCTCTCGATATTTTGAACGGAGAAGTGGCATGATCGTTCTAAGCAACAACATTCGAAGCAACTCGGACATCGAGTATCGCGCAATCTTCAAGAAAAAAGAGAAGGGTGATTTCATAGCCATTGAGATGAAAATTGATGGCGAATGGTCGCGGACACCGGGCCAATGGTTTGTCAGCACTTTGATGAAAGATCCAGTGGGCGACAAACTTTACATCGACTACGGAGCAAATTGGTGGGTTACAGGAATGCTCGAAGCACTGGCCAACGTGCCAGAAGATTACAACCGCTTCGTGTCAACTTGGGATGAAAATCTGGCAAGCGGCGCGTAGTAATTGTTTGCACAACGACACGCAGTTTGCTATTATTGGGATGCAAGTTCAACAGGGAGGGAATTTTTATGAAGGGCATTGAGGGCGCAATCGAGTTCGCGCTTCATGCTCATGCTGGTCAGGTTGACAAGGGTGGGGCGCCGTACATCACGCACCCCCTCCGAGTCATGGCCGCTGTCAATGGTCCTGAGCACGTCAAGATTGCGGCAGTTTTGCATGACGTTGTTGAGGACACCGACACCACTGTGGGCGACATCGATGACCATTTCGGCATCAGGGTTGCGGAGTTGGTGTTGCTGCTGACGCGAGTCAAGGGAGAGAGCGACGATGAGTATTATGCAGAGATCCTCACGGATCCCGAGGCAGTTGCCATCAAGATCGCAGATCTCGAAGACAACATGGACGTGACTCGACTCAAGGTGGTCGGTCCAGCAGATGCTGATCGACTTGAAAAGTATGTTGCGCGACACGCGCTTTTATCAGGGAGAACCTAAATGGCAAGTTATGCTTATCTTGACTATCCGACGCTCAAGCATCTGAATGGCAAAGCCATCAAGCTGGGCCTCAACAGAACGCTGAGTTACAAGTTTTTCGACGATGTAGATCGCGAGAAGTTGTATCCAGTTACATTCAGCATCGACCACAACGATGGTCGAGAAATCCGTGCGAAGTTCATTTACAACGAAGCGGCCGATGGTGCTTACATCGATATGCTGCGTGAGGACTTCAGCGCTTTACCGACTTTCGATCACAACTAATCAGGGAGAAGTAACGTGAGAAATCATTATGGTCACACCCCGCGAGAGGAGGCGTATCTCCTTGCCGAGGCGGTTTTGGGTAATCACATCAAAAGGCTTGAGTCAGACGGAGAACTGTATGGTATGTACAACTCTCGGTTCGACAAAGATTTTTTGAAGCAACTCAAGAAGATCGCCAACAAGATGGCCCGCACAGTCGGCGCTGATGAGAACTTCGCTGTATGAGCGCGGCTGAGAAGAAGATTTTCTACAACCGCGTGCGGCGCACTTGTAAACTGCACGACATAGACATCGTGTATGAAGGTGTGCCGAAAGCCTATCGCTCGGTCTGCTTGGTCAAGGACGGCCACACGATGTTTGCAGATCGCGCAGAGGACTGGCGCCCGCTCGACATCAACTGGAAGCGACTCCACGAAGAGATGACTGACTACGGTTTTCGCGGCGGCATAAAATGATCGTGAGGCCAGTCGGCCAGAGACACAATCGTGTGTATGGTTACATTAGGGTCAGTTTGGCAGACGTCAATTCCGAAGATCTTTCAGTCAAACGACAAAGGCGGTTAATCACCGCCTTTGCTGCATCTAAGTATGAAAAATCCGTCGATGAGTTTTTCATCGACACTGAGTGCTTGGGGTCCACAAAAATTCTGGAGCGCGAGGCTGCTCGTGAGATGACTGATGTGATGGAAGAGCACGACGTTGTGATTACGACGCGGCTCGACAGGCTCAGTATGTCAGTGCCAGATCTGATGGAGATGATTCCACACTTTCAGCACACTGGTGTACATTTGTACTTTTGTGAGCAGTTTGGAGATATGCCGATTGCTCACCGCGAGCCTGATCGCCAGATCGAGGGGATGGAGCATCACGTCGATCTCGATAGCCGAGTCCATGGTGTTTTTATGATGGCGCTGCAAGCGATCAATCAATTGCAAGCAGCGACGAAGCGCGACAAGTGTGAGCACAAAAAAATCGAGTTGGTCAGAAAGGGGTTCTGGTCAGGCGGGCCTAATATCCCGTATGGATTCAAACTGAAGCGAGTGGAGCATGAAGGCAGAATACGCCCATGGCTTGAGCCGGTGCCCGAGCAACAACACTGGGTCCAATTAATTTTCAAAATGCGTGAGCGGAAAATGAATTACTCCAAAATCGCTCGCGAAATAAATTCCCTTCAAAATGATCGGGTGTGGAACCCGTCGCAAGTGCGCAACGTCTTGCGTCAGCCAGAAAGGTACACTGTCCAATCCCCATAGAAGTTTGTATGATAAGTCTGCGATTTTTTGGGGCGCGGCTTTTTTATGTCAGCTTTAACAGGTTGGGGCAGACAGGGCTGGGGATCCGGTGGATGGGGAGAAGCTGCTCCGGTCGAGCCGACTGGTGTTGCAATTACCTCCGGTGTTGGCACAGCAACCATATCTCTGAGCAATATCGGTCAGCCCTCTGGTGTGGCAGTTTCTGTCGGCTTGGGAAGCGTATCAGGAGTGCCGGGCACTAACGTCAATCCCACTGGGGTTGAGATTAGGGCAGTTGCTGGCACGCTATTTTTATGGTTTCCAATTGATACTAGCCAGACTCCAAACTACACTCCCATAGAGAGATGAGGATTACTTATGGCTACTTATGTAAATAACTTGCGGCTGACCGAGCTGGCCACTGGTGAGGGCTCGGGAACTTGGGGCACAACAACCAACTCGAATCTGGAGTTTATCGGAGAGGCGCTTGGGTTCAATACTCAGGCGGCTTTCTCGTCGGACGGCGACGCAACCACCACGGTGGCGGACGGCGCGACTGACCCAGCCCGAGCCTTCTATTTTAAAGTGACCAGCGGCACAAGCCTTACCGCCACCCGCACGTTGACGATTGCGCCGAATACCGTCAGCCGAGTCATGTACATCGAGAACGCTACCAGCGGCTCACAGTCCATCGCCATCAGTCAAGGTTCTGGTGGTAACGTCACCATCGCGAACGGCGAGGCAGCGATTGTCTATTTGGACGGCGCAGGCTCTGGTGCCGCAGTGGTAGATGCCAACACGGCATTGTCTACGACCAAGATTAACACAGCGACTTTGGCAATCGGCGGCACAGCCGTGACTTCTACGGCAGCGGAGCTGAATCTGACAGACGGTGCGACTGCCGACACAGTGGTCAACAGTAAAACCGTTGTCTACGGCGCTGCAGGACAAATCACTGCGAATGAGCTAGATGTCGATAATATTCAGATCGACGCAAATGCCGTTAAGTCCACGAACTCGAATGGGAATGTCCAGTTGTTTCCAAATGGCACGGGATTTACCGAGCTGTATGGCAACACAAACCCGGGCACGATCAGATTTAACTGCGAGAGTAATTCCCACGGAGTCACACTCAAAGGTCCGCCTCATAGCGCGAGCGCAACATATTCACTTGAACTGCCTGATGCAGTTGCAACCAGCAACGGGATGGCACTGGTTTCTACAACCGCAGGCAAGTTGAGTTTCAGTAGCAGTTTCGCAAGCACGGGCAAAGCCATCGCTATGGCAATAGTCTTTGGATAGGAGATAACTCATGGCCGCACCGAATATCGTCAACGTCGCTACCATCACGGGCAAAAGCGCCGTTGTTAATTTAAGCTCGACTTCTGCAACCGCAGTGGTTTCTAACGCCGCATCCAGCGGCAAGGTCTTCAAGATAAATTCCATTCTTGTCGCTAATGTGGATGGCTCAGTCGCCGCCGATATCACCTTGGCTTATTACTCCGAAGACGATATCGGCGGGACCGCTACCGAATTGCTCAGCACTGTGTCAGTGCCGCAGGATTCAACGCTTGTAGCCTTTGACAAGAACACCTCGTTTTATCTGGAGGAAGACAAGAGCATTGGCGCTACCGCCAGTGCCGCAAACGATCTCAAGGTTTTTGTCAGCTACGAAGAAATAAGCTAGGTCTAAGCCATGAGGTTTATTGGTAAAGACCCCAATATCATTGATGCGTACTACACCGCCACTGCTGAAGGTGCGATTACGGCTGGCAAGCCTGTAATTGTTGAGGCCGATGGTGATGTAACGGAGATAAGTGCCAGCGGGGGCGGTCAAGATGTAGGTAGTGCGGTAGTTTTTGAATCAGCAGGCGTTAGGTTTTTAGGGTCTACTTTTGATTCTAGCCAGAACAAAGTAGTTATAGTTTACAGGGACGACGGCAACTCTTTTTACGGAACTGCTGTGGTCGGAACTGTAAGCGGCTCTACCATATCTTTTGGGACGCCCGTGGTTTACAACAGCGCTAATTCTTCATACAACGCCGCTACCTTCGACTCTAACGCCAATAAAGTAGTGGTTGCGTACAGAGATGCTGGGAACTCAAACAGGGGCACTGCCATTGTCGGCACTGTTAGCGGCACAAGCATATCCTTCGGCTCAGAGGAGGTTTTTGAAACAGGCGAAACTACGCCGATTGCGGCTACTTTTGACAGTTCCAACAATAAAGTTGTTATAGCGTTTGGAGACGAGAATAATTCCAATTACGGCAAAGCTATCGTAGGAACGGTAAGCGGCACTTCTATTAGCTTCGGCTCAGAAACTACTTTTAACTCTGGTGCTATATATGCAGTAGGCGCTACTTTTGACTCTGATTCTAATAAGGTGGTTATTGCGTATAGAGATGGTGGCAACTCTAATTATGGCACTGCTATTGTCGGCACGGTCAGTGGCACAAGTATTTCGTTTGGATCAGAAACTGTTTTTGAGAGTAGCACCTCAGTAAGCACGGTTCCTGTTTTTGATAGCAGTAACAATAAAGTGGTTATTGCTTATCAAAAAGACAGTGACGCTGATGCCAAGGTGGTTGTTGGGACTGTTAGTTCAACAAGTATTAGTTTTGGCACTTCCGTTGTTGCAGATGGTAATGTTGGGCCTGAGTTGACGGCGGCATTCGACAGCGCCAACAACAAAGTAATTGTGGCTTTTGACGATGGTGGAGGCACGGACGGGAGGCTGGTCGTTGGCACGGTAAGCGGCACTTCTATTAGCTTTGAAACTGAAGTGCAATTTGAAACGGGACAAATAGATTACCTATCATCAACTTTTGATTCCAATTCAAATGCAACAGTTATAGCTTATGGAGATCAAGGCAATTCTACTTACGGCACTGCTGTAGCGTTCAGAGTCGCAACAAGCAACCTCACCTCAGAAAACTATATAGGCATTGCGGCTGACACCTATGCTGACAATGAAGAATCAACCATTGGCATTGTCGGGTGCATAGATCGAAACCAGACTGGCCTGACAGCAGGCCAGCAATACTTTGTTCAGACTGACGGCACACTTAGCACCACAGCAGGATCGCCATCTGTTCTAGCAGGAACGGCTATATCCGCTACTGAGTTGGTGGTTAAAGAATGAAAGCTATAGGCGACACGCTACCAAGAAAATTTAAGGCTAAGGCCAGTGGTGCAATCACCGCAGGTAAGCCTCTTATTGTGGAGTCTGACGGTGATGTTACCCAAATCGCTCAAAGCAGGTCTGTGCTTTCTACGCCATCGCTCGGCACCTCCGCAGAATTTACGGGCAATACTGGCGGTGGCAAGCCTTTTATTCAAACTGTGTATGACGCCAACGCAGACAAGTTTTTGATATTTTATCAAGAGCGCGATACCGGCACATATTATGGAAAAGCCAAGGTAGCGACTGTTTCTGGCGACAGCGTCTCATTTGGCGCTGTCTCAGCCAATTTAGCCGCAGGCGCAGGGAATGGTCGTGGATACTGCCGCGACTTGGCTGGTTCTTACGACTCAAGCGCACAAAAAATACTTATGGTTTTTAGGAACTCAAGCAACAGTAATTACAGCACTGCACAAGTTGCGACCATATCAGGCACGACTGTGTCTTTTGGTACGTCATCTGTTTTTTATAGTGCCGCCGCCGTGTATCACAAGGTTGTGTATGACGCAAATGCTAATAAACATTTGATTGTTTATGGAGATATCAGTAGCGAAGCGTATGGAATTGTTGCGACCATATCAGGCACAAGCGTGAGTTTTGGCAGTGCCACCAAACTTAGCGCAGGAGCAGTTCGCCTAGAGCAGTTCGGATTAGCCTATGACTCAACCGCGCAAAAATCCCTTTTGGTCTATGGCGACTCAAATAACAGCAACTACGGTACAGGTCGCGTTTGTACGATCAGCGGCACAAGCGTAAGCGCGGGCACAGCGGCTGTTTTTAATAGCGCCGACACACATTTTTCTGAAGCCAACTATCAAACTACGGCACAAAAACACGCGGTTCTATATACCGATGCAGGTGGCGATGATTATGGAGAAGGTTGTGTTGCCACTGTGAGCGGCACAGATGTGACATTTGGCTCGCCAACATCTTTCTGGACTGCTGTCGGAGGCGGCTCCTCTCCAGAGGATATAGGTGTAACTTACGACTCAAGTGCAGATCGCACAGTTTTCGGATTTGTGAATGACGGCGGCACTGTGACTAGGTCTGTGATGATGGCGGCGATCTCTGGAACATCTATAAGTTTTTCAAGTAGCGTGGAATATGTCAGCGATAGTGCTAATACACCAATCCCTAGACTCGCTTACGGCTCTGGCGTAGACAGGTCGCTAATCGTATTTCAAGACTCAACGGATGGTAACGCAGGAGACGCGAGAACGGTGAAAGCAAGCACGTTGTCTACCAATCTGACGAGTGAAAACTACATAGGCATCGCAGAATACGCGGCGGCTGACACAGAAACAGCTACAGTGCTTATCAAGGGTGGCGTCAGCACTACTCAGTCAAGTCTGACACCAGGCCAGACATACTTTGTGCAGACAGACGGCACGATAGCAACGTCAGCAGGCACTCCCAGTGTCACAGCAGGCACCGCTGTTACATCCACCAAACTGATAGTAAAGGGCTGATATGAGCTATTTAGGCAGACAGCTTAATGTGCCAGCCAGCACGGTTCAGTTGACGGCGGACAAAGCACTGACGGCTGGCAACGCGGTATTGATTAATAGTGATGGCAAGGCCACCAAGGTGGGATCAACACTAGGCTCTGCCATAACCGTAATCTCTTCTAACGTAAATTTTGTCGAATCAGCCTTTGATAGCACCAATAACAAAGTTGTTGTGGCCTGTACCGATCAGGGCAATAGCGATGTGGGAAAAGCATTTGTGGTTTCGGTCTCTGGCACTACTTGCACAGCGGGGTCTGTTGTGCAGTTTTCATCAGGCGGCGCGGACAATATATCAATTACCTTCGATTCAAGTAACGGAAAGGTCGTAATTTGTTATCGAGACAAAAACAACAGCAATTACGGCACTGCCATTGTCGGCACCGTCAGCGGAACCAGTATCTCGTTTGGAACGGCGGTGGTTTTTGAAAGCGCCAACACTTCCGATATAGGCAGTTGTTTTGATTCAAGCAATAACAAAGTGGTTATCGGCTACAGAGACATAGGAGATAGTGGCAAAGCCAAGGCGCGTGTTTTGACGGTAAGCGGCACTTCTGTCAGTGACGGGGGTACGACAGAGTTTAACAGCGCAAGCACCACTGAAATTTCTTTAGCTTTTGACAGTTCAAACAACAAAGTAATTATTGCTTATGAAGACAACGGTAATTCAAGCTACGGAACTGCGATTGTTGGCACGGTGTCTGGCACGAGCATCAGTTTTGGGTCGGAGGCTGTATTTGAGTCTGCTGAAGTTAGGGACGTTAATATTGCTTTTGACACCACCAACAACAAGGCTCTCATTGTTTATGCCGATGTAGCAAATTCAAATTACGGCACGGCAGTAGTCGCGACGGTGTCTTCTACGAGTATCTCTTTTGGGACGCCTGTTGTTTACACAGGCACTGAAGTTGGTTACTACCCGTCTGCCTCATTTAATCCTGATACTGGTAAATTCGGGGTGTTTGTTTACAGCACCGATGCGGATTTTTACGAGGCAACCATTTCTGGAACAAGTGTTAGCTTTAGCGGGAGCACTGAAATCGACAGCGATGCTCCCGGAGGAGAACTTACGGTAGTGTACGACACTAATGCCGATGTTTTTGTTTTTGCTTACCCTGATGGTGGAAACAGTAATCATGCTACGGTGGCGGCTCTTGATCTTGGCCCTACTCTTACCTCTGAAAACTTTATTGGCTTTGCAGAAGAAGATGTCACGGCAGATGGCCTAGCGACCATTCAGTTAGGCGGCTCAGTCAACGATAAACAGACCAGCCTGACCGCAGGACAAACGTATTTTGTACAGACTGATGGCACAATAGGCTTAACTGCCGACTCGCCATCTGTCACGGCAGGCACAGCAGTTTCATCCACTAAAATTTTAGTAAAGGGCTAAAACATGAAAACCATTACCGAAAACGCGACCAAGCTGTCTAAGTATCTTTTTGAGGACAGCAAGGCTGTGGCTATGGGTTCTGACAAGATTACGATTGGCGATCCTTCGTCACCAGACTTTTACATTGCCGACTTGAACTCCAGCAATGCCACGCTGACTGAGAGCGTGACGGATGCGCCCAGCAATTGGTCTGGAAATCGTTACACTTACGATCCTAGTGCTGATCCGAAATGGGTAGCAAACCCAGATTGGGTCGATCCTAATGCGTAGTATTTGGAAACGATTGTCTTATATCTGGTGCTGGACACCTATGTCTACACATGGGCTATTGGCAGCAGAACACGGTTAGAACATTACCGAATTTGTAAATACAGGGAGCTAAACAGCGAGTCAGAGCAGACATACACTTGGTATCTGCCTTACTTTACGTCGTATTGTGATCCGTATGTGATCTACGAGGTTCCCGATGATTGACCCTGTGACCGCAGTGGCAGCGGCCACTAAAGCCTACGCTGGCGTACAAGCCTTTATCCAAGCGGGGAAAAGTATCGAAGACACCTTTAGCGTGGTAGCACGTTGGCAAGGCCATGCGAGCGATGTTCTTTACGCAAGCCAGAGACACAAGAAGCGCACCAACCCATTAAAGCAAGTTGTGTTTTCTTCTTCTGTAGAAGCGGAAGCGGCTGAACTCTATGCGCACCGCAAGCGCATAGACAATCAGCGCAAGGAGCTTATCCAGCTTCTTCGCTACGCATACGGAAATGAGGGCGTCGAAGAATATCGCAGGTGCATGAAAGAGGTGCAGGAGCAGCGTAAGCAGGAGGTTTACGCTCAACAGGAAGCTAAAGATGCGCTGGTAAAATCTGCGTGGATTGCTATTCTTGCAGCCGTGGCAGGTTACATAATTTGGATAATTGTACAGGCGATTACGGGGAGAGCGTGAAATGCTGGATGAGCCTTCTAAGCAAATTGTAGATACATTTTCTGTGGCAACAACTGTGGGGGCGCTGGCTGGCGTCCTCCCCGCTCTTGCTGCTTTGCTCACAATTTTTTGGACAGCCATAAGGATATGGGAAACCGATACTGTGCAGGACGTTTTCCAGAAGAGGCGGAAGCGAGATAAGAAAGGGCGTTTTGTTAAGGAGGATGACTGATGCTTCAAGCACTTATTGGGCCCGTTACCGGCTTACTGGATAAGTTCATTCCAGATGCAGACACCAAACAAAAACTTGCCCACGAAATCGCCACCATGTCAGAGCGCCATGCGCAGGAACTTGCGAAAGGCCAGATTGAAATTAACAAGGCAGAAGCGGCGCATAAGTCAATGTTCGTTGCCGGATGGAGACCGTTTGTCGGCTGGACCTGCGGCGTGGCCTTGGCTTGGCATTTCGTGGGTCAGCCTATTGCTGTTTTCGTCATCACATTCGCTGGCGTAGACGCTCCTCCGCTCCCCGTGTTTGAGATGGAAAGCCTGCTCACCGTGCTTCTCGGTATGCTCGGTCTAGGTGGACTTCGGACCTTCGAAAAGACGAAGCAGGTAGCGAGAGAGAAGTGACACCAGAGCAACTGAACGCATGGCGCATTATTCCGCGCCTGTTGATGTTTGCGATGATTGCGATGACGTACCGCGTTGTGGAATGGTTCATGTCCCTGCCTGATCCTAATCCCGAGCAAGCGGCCCTGGTCAGCGTGATGACGGGCGCACTTACTGCTGCGTTCGGTCTGTTCCTCGGTAAAAAAGAATGAGGATTTCCCCCCATGGCATCGCCCTTATCAAACATTTTGAGGGGTGTGAGACAACCGCATATCAATGCTCTGCAAATGTTTGGACCATTGGGTACGGGCATACTAGGGGCGTTCGAGAAGGAGACGAAATCACTGAAGATAAAGCGGAGTATTTGCTCCTTGAAGATCTCAAGCACTTCGAAGGATTTGTGAACCGCTTGGTCGAGGTTAGCTTGAATCAAGACCAATTTGATGCGCTTGTTTCTTGGACATTTAATCTTGGCCCAACAAACCTCGGTGAAAGTACGTTACTCAGAAAACTCAATCAGGGGCACTACGATGAGGTGCCCGCTCAAATGGCGCGTTGGAACAGATCCGACGGCAAAGTCTCAGAGGGCCTAAAGAGGCGTCGCAAGGCAGAGGGCCTGCTCTGGCAAGGACTCGACTGGAAGGATGTCTAATCTAGCATTAAAAGATTTTGACATTCTTTCTGACCAAGAGAAGCAAGAGGCTCTGGCCCTGCTCCAGCGCTACGAGACAATCGAGCAACAGGAAGACTGTCAAAAAGATTTTATCCGCTTTGTAAAAAGCCAGTGGCCCGAGTTTGTCGAGGGGCGCCATCACCGCATCATTGGTGAAAAATTCAATCGGATTGCCCAAGGCAAGCTGAAGAGGCTGATCGTTTGCTTGCCTCCGCGTCACACTAAGTCGGAATTTGCCTCTACCTTTTTCCCAGCATGGATGATGGGTCTCAAAGGCGATCTCAAGATCATTCAGACCACCCACACTGCTGAATTGGCAGTCAGATTCGGCCGCAGAGTGCGAAATATCATCGACTCTGATAAGTATCAGACCGTTTTTCCAGAATTAAAGCTGCAAGCTGACAATAAAAGCGCAGGCCGCTGGACCACAAACAAGGGCGGCGAATCGTTTTACGCAGGTGTGGGCGGTGCAATTACAGGTCGCGGCGCCGACCTCCTTATCATTGACGATCCGGTCTCGG